CTCGTCCTAAGGTTAAAGCTAAGGAAGATATCCTTTGCATGTTAGCAGCAGTAGCATCTGTAATCGCTTCTACTCCCCGCATAATATAAAGGAACTCAGCCCCTTCACTAACAGCGGCAGCCATGCCTCTAAGCATTAGACCGCCTGCTGCTGCTATTCCTGCAGTTATATTCCTACCAACCTTAAGGTTATCCTGGAAAGCCATGAACTCGCCCCTAAGACCCTTAAGACTTTTAGTCAGATTATCCGTAGGACGGGAAAACTGGTCCTTTAAGAAAATCCTAACCCCAAGGGAAAGGGATGTATTATTGCCTCCCATTAACATATTATGACCTATTTAGTTTTGAGGTTAGTGCTGCTTCTTGTTTATGTTTCTCTTTAACTAGTTCTTCAAATTCTTTTCTCCTAGAGATATATAAACCAAGAAACTCAGTCCAAGTGAAACGAAGACCTGCATTACAAAAAGTGAAATACAGGACTGCTAGATCTTCGTGGGGAAGAAAAAATCAACTATCCCCAAAAGCGATATGTTTTCAATCTCCCCAGTATTAGGGTTAGTGATAGTGACTAGGCCAGATACTTCAGGGTCTACCTCCTGTAGTTTAAGCCTAATAGTAACCATCTCCCTAGATGTGAAAGCCATAAAATTCTTAACTATGTGCCAAGAGTTATTCTCGAAAAGGCTTAGGTTCCGAGCTACCAATTGTTTGTTAATAGATTTTTGAGCTTCCGGTAGCTCTAACATATAAGCTTCTCCAACCCCTGTAAGGTAATTAAGCCTTACTCTCCTCTCCCCTAAGTCTATCTCGATCCATTCCTCGAAAGGTGAAGGGTATGGAGGAATCCTTTGGTCAAAGTAACCTGGAGTACCTACTAATGGGAAATCCTCCTTATAGTCCCAGAGATACTCTTCTAGGTCTATTTCATATTCTATTGGGACCATCCCTTCCCCCCAAGTGTATTGGAAGATTAGAGTAGGGCTTAAGGAGAATATCCTAGAAGCCAATAGAATAAAATACTTGTCCCTTAATGGGAACTCTGCTACTTTAGCGGCAGTCATAGAACCCGGTTCGGGGCCCTCTATTATGATTGCTGCTAAATACCGGTTAAGTAACTCATAGTCCTTAGCCGTTCCTCCGGAGAATATATCATCATCGCTACCAGTTGCTTCTCTGATTACGACTATAACTCCAGAAGGGCATAATAACTCCTTCTTCTTCATTTTGCTTTGTTTTTAAGGTTTAAAAATCAAGGATATAGTCAACTGATAATTCGATGCTCTCCATCAAGTTCTCAGAAGCTGTACGGTCGAATTCTCTACCGTTAATCCTAGTAGGCCAACAGCCTTCAAATGTCCAGGTATTTAATACTACAGGAGGGTTACCACCAACACCCAAGTTACCTAGCTCCTCAACGATTACAGTCATCTTGTAATCTAGGGGATCCCCACCTGTTTGAGTAAAGGGGTCTTGAGCTAATTTTTGCCATTCAAAGAAGGCAGCGCCATTGACTCCCGTTAAGGTATCCGCACTTATGATGCGGTCAATCTTAAGGGTTCCAGGCTTGGATAGTCCAGCAGTTTTTAGAACAGTGTTCCCAAAACCATGTTCTACCATCTCTACTTCAGAATCGGGCAAGGTTACCTGCTGAGCCCCGAAAGGCTCCATGATAACCGACTGAGGAATCGTAATCCTAAAATTGAATTTTTTCCTGGGGTTTGCTAAATTTGCCATGATTTATTATGTTTAAGGTTAAACGAAGTTATTAAACGAACTCAACTGAGTTCCGGGTTAGTATGATATCTATGGTGATCTCCACGATAGGTACAACCAGCTTAACCTGTAACTGTACTTTGTAAATCCCATTACCCACATCATCAGGGTCATTGATTTGCAAGTCCCCTAAGGACTGGGCAAATTGGTCACCGTCCCATTTATATTCGAAGAAAGCTTCTTGTGATACTAAGTCTTCAAGGAATGGTCGGACTGTGTAGTATATCTCTTTCCAAGTAGAGAATGTGTTAGCCTTACCCAAGTACCTTTCAAGAGTAGGTTTTAAAGTCTTCATTAGGTAAATCTCCAAAAAGACTACAGTGAGGAATTTCTCAGGGGAATCTGCACTAGCCATAGAATAGGCATCCCATAACATGGTGGTAGCATTCTTTTCAACTACCATGTTCCCACCAGCATTACTGATTAGGTTAAGGTCTGCATAAGAAGCAGGAGAACCAAAGTTGGTAACTACCCCAAGTGAATCAGGGAAAATTCCATTCGCATAAGCAGTTGGAGAAGTCCATACCCCATTCAGGGCGTGTGATTTTGCAACCACTCCTAAGAGTTCTCCAAGAGCGTGCATACTCTTAACCCCTCCGAGTAATAGGTTGGAAACTTTAAGACCTCCACCGAAACAACCTGCAAATTTAGACTCTGCAAGGGTCCCTAATTCTGTAGTGATATCTGTTGTAGTGATATCAGTTAAATCCAAGTTGTGGAAATAGATAAGGTCCTTTCTCAAAGTAGCATAGGCTTTTCCAATATTGTATAACCCAGCAAGGAGATTATCATCCAATATGGGAACAGATATTGTCCAGCCATCATCATAGTGATCGAAAGCATAGAAACCTGTCTTAGCAGAAGAAGAACCTGTGTATTCAGTGATAGTGGGAGCAGCTCCATTGGCCCCAGTAGTAAAGGTATAAGCATCAACTACAGGATAAGCAGTTCCAACAAATGCAGTGTGGTCTTCATAAACTACATCTACTAACTTAGAACCATCAACGACAGCTTTAAGATAAGTATAAGGAGGAGCCTCACTCCATTCTTCTGTAGGGATGGATAGGTTTTCATAAAGCTCTGTAACCCCTGCAGTAGGATCCACGATCCTTAAGTTCCAATGAGAGGCGACTCCATCAGGGGCTGCTTCTACTGCAACCGTAAGATCGTTGTAATACGTGCCTACTCCTTTTGAGGTAAAGTAAAAGAGTTCTTCATCTTCAGCATTTACAATTGCATCAGATATCCCTTTAGCAGCACCTGCCCCAGAGATCTTACAAACCCTAAGGGAAGCTCCTGCTTCCAAAGCCTGCTTACAAGCTAAAGGGAAATCAGTAGCATTTATAACCCCACCAAACTTTCTTTCGAACTGGGCAAAAGAGGTTATAATATCTTCCGGGTTATTTACTTCCCCCATTAAGGTCTCCCCTAATACATACATAGTTCCGAAAGGAGGAGGAGAAACGGACTGAGCATTATTTATAATGTTTATCGCAACATTAGCAGTGTTTTTTGCCATGATTTTAAGTTTAAGTAGTGATTATGTTTTGAATTCCTAGATGTTCATTGATATAGATTGAAGTGTGGATCTCACTTATAGCTGCTAGCTCGGGACCTTCAAGTATTTCTCCCATGAACAGATCAGGGATAAGGAAGGTGTATTGTTGACCTAGAATCCCATCTTTTTCTCTTTGGAGCCTATAAGTGGAATCTAATACCATTAAGAATTGAGGTAACCCTATTTCGATAGGGGATTGTTTAAACCCTCTAACGGGTAAGGCTTTGAATATTAGGGCCATCAGTTTCCTTAACTCCTTCTGATTTTCTGTTATAATAACCAGGTCTATGAAATAGTTCATTGCAAGGTTAGAACCTTGCTTATGTTGGAATACACCTGGAGAAGTTTCAACTATTTCTCCCGTAGGGTCTACTCCGTAATCTCCTGGGACTAAGGTATTATGATTTAGGACTATCCGAGATACTTTCTCTAAACCCCTATAATTAGAAGCTTCGGTCCCAAATAGTTCTACTGCCCAACCTTTAGCTGTTACAACGGCCTTTAAATCAGTTTGGTATTGTTCATATGCAGTGGTAGTATTCCCATAAGTGGTTACATCAGGGGTTAGACCTTCACTTACTAGTTCCAATCTTACTAACTCATATAGAGTCCTTTCTATTACTTCCAGTGTATCGTTTAGTGCCATCCTATTTAGATATCCTAATTCCCATTCTACCTAATCTCTTCTGAACACTGCCTCTAATTTTCTTAATAAGAGCAGGACCTCCTCCGATGTGTGTGAAAGTCTGTTTCCATAACGGCCTTGCAACCTGTCTGGAAGAACCTCCTTCAAATATCCCTGCATATTTGCTAAGGATATAACCTCCTTTATTAGGTCTACTTTTTGTATGTAGGTCCCCCCTTGAAAAATTAAGGGAGACTATATAACCCTTCTGGGTAATCTTTAAATTTCTTAATGCTCTAAGGTAATTACCGGACCTAACTCCAACAGGATCTCTACCTTCCCTGTATCCAGCCTTGTGTCCTGCGAAAGCACCTCCAATTGAAACCCCTCCAGAGGCTAAGCCTCCTGCTATGGCTAACCTATATTTAAATAGGAAATCTCTTTGGGCTTTGGCAATATCTCTTTTTATTCCTCTAGACCTAGAGCCCCCTCCCATATACTTTAGGAAGGTTTGTAATTTTCCCCAGTCTCCAGTAAATTCAAACTCAGCTTGCCCTACAGGAGTACGGAAGGGTTTGGTGATTGGGATTATGTTTTGATAGCTCATCGAACACTTTTTCCTGTTTTTAGGTTAACTCTTTCCAGAATTACTATGTAATATAAAGGATCGTAATCCGCTTGTGCAACTGGGGTATCCCCCATAGGTTTATATTCATAGCCACTAACCCAAAACCTATCTAAACCGGGATCGAAATCTAGGTTACCATCAGGTGTAGCATAACCCTGTTTAACAATGTTAGCCCTATTAAGGAATAAGTTACAAAACTGGTTATCCAATAGCCCTGTATCTTTAGCTGTATCTGTAGGCCATTTCCTAAATGAATTGTACTCTATTAAGGCTTGTAAGGTCCTTGTTTCAAACTCTGGGTCAAGAGGGGCTGGAGGTGTATCCCATTCTCCAAATCTTTGTACCCAAGCTTGTTTGTGATGCCATGTTACATTTTGTAATGCAACTGACTCACTGAAGGACTCTAAGGTCTCTTTATAAGTTGCCCATTCTGAAGGGGATATCTGGTTCATGGCTTCTGTTCAAATTCTGGAGGTCCTTGAATATACTTATGCTGATATGAATAATCGGATAAGTAAGCAACCTGAATCACTGAAACATGGTCAGAGCCACAGTCTTTAAACATTATGTTAAGAGCTTTCGCTAAGGAGCATAACTGGG